ATGGTCGACGGATCGTTGAAGTTCGGGAAGATCCGAAACATCTACGACAAGAAAAAAATGCGGGTTATCAAGAACTCGGTGTCGTGCCTGTTCGGATGGCAGGCTCTCCCAGAGGGCTCCAGAGAGGTAGTGATCACTGAAGGCGAGGTTGATGCGTTGAGCTGGTATCAACTGGGCTTCCATGCACTGAGCGTCCCGAACGGGGCCAAGGGTCTCGGCTGGTTGGACGAAGAGTACGAGCGTCTGGAAAGGTTCGACACGATCTACGTGGCGTTCGATATGGACGCGCCGGGGCAAGAGGGGGCGCTTGAGCTGATCTCCAGACTTGGGTCCGAGAGGTGTGCGCTGGTTGATACCGGTGATTACGAAGACGCGAACCTGCTGCTCCAGTCGGGGGATCTGGACGAGGTTCGGGAGCTGGCCAATAAAATGGTCAGGGATGCCAGACCTCTGGATCCAGTAGAGCTGAAGCAGGCGTCTCGGTACGTTAACGAGATGATCCCCATGTTTCTGGACACCGAAGAGTCTGAGGAGGATGGATTTGACCCTCCCTTCGAGAAGCTCAGGGGTCTGCTGAAGCATCGCTGGGGGGAGTACACGGTCGTGGTAGGCATCAACGGGCACGGAAAGTCCCAGTTCATACACCAGACACTCCTGAGCGGGATATCGCAGGGTCACCGGGCCTGTATCTATTCGGGCGAGATGCCTATCAAACGACTGCTTTATCGATCAGACATTCAGGCCGTGGGGAAAAGTGACCTCACGATCCCTGACATTCAGGCGGTACACCAGTGGTATCACAACAAGCTCTGGCTCTTTGAATTAACCGGTTCAGCAAAGGCCCAGCGCCTGCTGGAGGTGTTCGAGTATGCGCACCGCCGATACGGGATCCGGATCTTCATCATCGACAGCCTACTCAAGTGCGGGATCGCCGAGGACGATAAAGACGGCCAGAAGGAATTCATCGAAGCCGTCTGTGATTTCAAGAACGAGTACCCGGTTCATGTCTTCCTGATCACGCACCCGCGGAAGGGCGAGGGGGAGTTTGTCGCTCCCGGGAAGATGGATGTTCGGGGGTCTGCGTCAATAGTGGATCTGGCTGACACCCAGCTGTCTCTCTGGAGGAACAAGGTCAAGGAGGGGAAAATCAACAAGGCCATTAGTGCGGGCGAGGCCCCAGACCCTGAGCAACTGAGGAGCCCAGATGCAATCCTGTACTGCCACAAGCAGCGTAACGGCGAGTGGGAGAAGCAGACGAACCTCTGGTGGCATGGCTCCAGCTACCAGTTCAAAGAAAAAGAGGACAACTACCCAGTGAGGTATGTGGAATGAGTGTTAGCCAGAAGTTTGTTATCCAGCCAAAGGAAAATCCCGACCGGGTCCTGAAAGAGATTGTGGTATTCGTTCGCTCACTTCCCACCGAGAAGCCGTGGGTCGTTGAGATCAAGCGGCTGGTGAAGGAACGATCGAATCCCCAGAACGCGGCCCTCTGGGGGTGTGCATATAAATACATCAGCACGGAGACCGGCAATGATGCAGAGGATTTACACACCTATTTTTGCGGAGAAAATTTCGGCTGGAAGGTGGTTGATATCGTGGGATCTCAAAAGAGAAAGCCCATACGAACGACTACTCACAGCGAGTCCGGGGAGCGGGATGTTATCTCTACGGAAGCTCTCTCTGAATTCTACGACTTCATACAGAGACGCTGCGCTGAGGCTTTGGGGCTACAGGTTCCGGATCCAGATCCAGACTGGAAGAAACGAATGAGGGAGAAACCAGATGAGTGATGAATACATTAGGCAGCTACGGGACGAGATCAGCAAATGGAGGGCTGCTCATACTGAGAACTTAGATGAGATTACCCGCCTCACCAAGCAGTTGGCAGGGCTGCGGGCTTTCGTGGAGAGCATGACGAAAGAGGTTAAACCTCTGAGCAACTTTGAACCGATGCGGGTTTTGGCGCTGCCTCCTTACCTGCTCATCAAGGGGTCGCAAGAAGCCCTAGCAGCACTGCCACCACAGGAGAAGTCATGAGTGATATGCCGGAAGTAATATGGGCAAAGTTGGACGAAGATTTGAAAGGCACGAAGTTTGGGCCTTGGTCCGTTCCAGTTGATGGGTATTATGGAATAGACACAGGGACAAGATACACCCGCCAAGACATTGTTGATGACCTCACCAAGCAGTTGGAGAACGCAACCAAAACCTGCGACCACCAGCAAGGCTCTATCTTGAATCTACTGCGACAAGTTGAAAACCTGAAATACAACCAGGCAAGCAGTGTGCCGGTTGATGATATAGCACAGCTAATCCATGACGTATTGAACCAAGAATTTGTTTCTCAACATCCTTCCGATGTCATGGGGCGGGAACTGTTGCGGCAAGCCCTTAACGCATTCCCAGCACCAAGCGAACACCGATGGGATCAGGCGGGTGAGCGGTGCGTGAAATGCGGTGCTAAGGACTGGATGGGAGGCCCGTGTAACGCTTCACCAGCGCCCATGCAGAATACTATGAAGATACTAGAGGTCTACGGTTACAGCGACGGTGCTGAATGGATGCGCAAAGTTGATGCAAAGGCTTGTATTGATGGCGGATTCACCCATGCAATTTGTGATGGGTCATTTGTCGATATATTTATATCGGGCGACCAAGTGGGGTTTGGTGAATTGTTAGGAGAGGTGGTTGTCAGCCGACCGGACGAATCGGGGAGCCCTGTTTGTGAACCCACTAACCCACAACTTCTCGCCACCATCAGCGAGCAAAGGCTTGCGACAATTAACGGGCAGCAAATAGTGATAGATGACCTCACCAAGCAGTTGTCTTCGGCCAATGAAAGGGTGCGGCACTACATCACAAAGTCTGATGACCTCACCAAGCAGTTGTCAGACTTGCATGAGCAAATCATAAACGCAAGAAACGTACTCACCGACTACGCCGCCCATAACCCTGTATTGGAGCGGGTTTTAGTTGAGGCCAGAATGAAGATGAAACCTATACCAGCACTACCACCACAGGAGAAGTCAGATGGGTGAGTGGTGGGAAGGATCAACTCCGAGGGATCCGGGGCCTGAGATGGTTAACATCTCGACCCTGCCTCCCGAGGAGAAAAGGGAAGTTTGGGAGCGTGTAAAATCAACCCCAGACCTGTTAGAAACATTCGAATTGTTGCTGCCGATCACGCAGTATTTTGGAGGCCAGATATGTTTAGAAAAGAAAAGCGTCGAATCAAAAAAGGGCTGAGGTCCAAGCGGCCAAGGCACACCGGTTATCAGAACCATCTGGTCAGGATGATCGTTAGCGAGGGAGACCTGATCGAGCGAGAGTCCGGCGCCAAATATTATCGGAAGTTCATGAAGCCCGGGTCAGTGATGCTGGTCAGGGCGTGGTAGTCGAGCACAAGGAAGGATGTGCAGGCCGTCACGATGGCTGGATGTGTGACTGTGGTGCCCAGTGGAGGAAGCCGTGCCGAGAACCCGTAAGTGTGAGATCTGCCGAGAATCATTTGTTAAGCAGCGAATGGGCCAGAAGGTTTGCTCCCCGGGATGCTCCTACCAAAAAGTAATTCAGGATAAGCAGAAGGCGCACCGCAAAGAAACCAAGGTCCTGAAGAAGGAGTACAACGAGAAGAATCGATCGTGGTGGCTGGATTATCGAAAGTCAGGGACCGCGGCCTACTGGCTCCACAAGTACATCAGGCTCAGGGACCGGATCCTCCAGCCTCGCCCGTTCATCTCCTGTGCTCAAGCAACAGGCCAGAGCCAGATAGCCGCGGGGCATTTTAAATCGGTAGGCAGTACGCCAGAGCTTCGCCTGCACCCATCCAATATCAACGGCCAGTGCTCCCAGTGCAATACGGTATATTCAGGTCAGTCCGGGGATTACAGGGTGGCGCTGATTCAGAAGTGGGGCGAGGATCGGGTGGAGTGGCTGGAGGGACCGCACGACCCGGCGAACTTCACGATCGAAGAACTCCGGGATCGGCGGGACATGTGGAAGGCGTTGGCCAAGCAGCTGGAAAAATTGCTTGCATAAAAAAACCGGCTTTCACCGGCTCCCCTCCAATCTTGTAGTGGGCGCGAGTCAGGCTCGGGTGATCAATCCCGCCCTGATCATCGCTATAGGATAAGCTGTTTAAACGTCCTGTTGATCGGGGGGAGGGTGGCCGCCTACTGACTTCCAGTATTCATTCTGTCTGGCGTTGGACTCGCCGACGTTCTTTGGCGCCGAGGACATAGCGTTGACCTGAGCGAGAAACATCTGGCGATGCTCTGGGGATGTTTCGCAGGCCGTAGTAATTCTAGCGATGCTTGCCACCCCCCGGGCATACGCCTCACCGTCATCAGCGTATTGGTATGCCCAGTCGTGACTCTTCAGCATGCGGCCAAACTCAAACAGGTCTGGCTTCCCTGTCCTGAGCGTGGCGCACCCGCGACAGCTCAACAGGGCCTCGTCGTTGCCGGCATATTCCCGGCCGCACCATTTGCAGTGGCTATCCATTTGCTTTTCTCCTCTCGGCTTCAAGTGTTCGGGTGGTTAGGATGACCTCTGTCCTTGCCATGTAAACGTCCTGCAGACGGTCCCTGAGTTGGACCCCGTCCGGGGAGTTGAATCCAGCCTCTTCGATGAGGCCCTCCAGTCTCACGGCCTCAGCGACCAGCAGCTCCAGAGTTATTTTCTTGGTTGTGTTTGACATCATGCTAGTGCCTCTTTGCATTCCTGAGAAAGTTTGGTGCGACGATCTTTGGCGAACTGCCGGAGCTGACGCTTGACCGTCTTTTCCTTGTGGTTCTCCAGCTCAACCATGAACCTGCGTTCAGATTTCGGGAGCTTTCGGATGTGGACCGGGGCCTCGACAAGGATGACGTACACCTTGCTGGCCGTCTCTTTCACCAGCAGGCCGTGCCTCACTGGACCGTTCTCGGATCTGTATCTAATCGGTATCATTTTCTTTCTCCTAGTCAGTGGTTTACCTATACGCCTCACGGCGTTTCACTGGGGAACCACCCCAGATCGTCAGTAGGCTAGTCGTGGAAGTAGCCGAGCATCTTCTGGCCACCGTGCTTGGTGCGCTTGCTGTACCGGCTGTCCCAGCTGTCGTACCAGACGTTGTCGATCAGCGTGGCGTAGTGATTAGCCAGCACCACCAGAAACCTGCCCTTCAGGGGAAGCTCATGGATATACTCAGCTCCCTTGCAGACGGTCAGCGCCTGCTTGCGGAGGGCCATGTAAGCCACCAGCGTGGGATAGCCTGTCCCATCTCGGACACTTCGGCACAGGCCGCCAGTGAGTTCTGCCTCGACATCGCCGAGCTTGTCGTAGGTCGCCCGGTATGGTTGTTGGAAGTAGATGGCCACGGCTCTGGTGCCGCAGTCTCCCGATTTGCCTTTGAAGCCAGCGTCTGCTCGGCCCCCGTCAGTTCGTTTAAACAGCATGTATTTCTCCTCGTCTGAAAATCTATTATATCATATCCTGACACGAATGTCATTGCTCTGATTGGCTGGGGCCTGCAGCGGCCCTGCCTCTCAGCGATTTTCTCCCCGGGGAAATAATTACCCTGTATTAGCGGTATTATTTCCCGGGCGTTGTGTTACGCCGCCTCCTGATCTTCTTCCCAGATGAAGTACTCTGGGGCCAGTTGTCTGGAATCACAGACTGGGCAGGGGGCTGGAGCTGCGAGCCGATCTACCTGAGTTTGTGATGCTCTGGCGATGAAGCCACAGCCGCGACACTCGATCTTGATCATGCGGGTAGTCTGCTTTTTGATCACTCCCCCCCGGGCCAGCTTGGCATGAGGATAGGGCCCGAGCTTCTTGATCACCTTCTTCTCCAGATAGCCCCTCAGGCTCTCTGAGACGACCGTGGCGGTCATTTTCCCCTCCAGTCCGACTGAGATAGCCCATTTCCTGAAAGGGCCCTTATGGCCGTTAGCGCAGTCATCCGAAGCGTGAATCATCTCGTGGATCAGGATCCCGAGAACGTCGATGATTTCATCCCGTGAGGGCGATACAAACATCTCGCTGTGACCGTCAGAACTCATCGTGGTTGGGAAGCACTGGCCGATCGCTTTACGCTTCCCAGCTGGCCAGCCACACGATACTCGATACTTCTCAGGTGTCGGGATGTCGTTGTCAGCGAACAGGGTTTTGTAGAGCAGGACCGCGGCCGCTTTGAGATAGGCCTCGCGCTCGGTATGAACTTTTCGTCTGGGCATTTTCGTTCTCCTAATCAATGGCCTGTCATCATCAGGTGCGGTAGGCCGAATCCGCACGACGCCCGGAGGCGTTTCGACTTAGCGATGGACAAAGCTAATCTCGATCATCTCCCCAAGCGGGCCCTGTTCCATGGTGGTCAGGTAAGCCCTGATCTGCTTTCGGGGAAGCCCGGGGAATGGCTGGTCGTCGTGCTCCAGCCACTCGCTCCTCTGGTAGGACCCGAGTCGCTGGGCCAGCTCAGGATCATGGCCACAGTGGGAAATCGCCGTGGTCAGAGCCCAGTTGATATCGTTTAGAATTTGCTTGCTGTTTGCCATAATATTTCCTAAGCGTTAATGGTTTCG